TTAAAGAATTTCATCAGCAAGCATTTGAACTCCCTTACCAAGCGCGCTATCCAATAAAACTATGTCGTCAACTACTTTTTCAAAATCGGAAAGGTTCAGTGCAATATGAGCTTTTTTAACTTTCGGTATAGTATGACTCACGTGTACATGAGGACCACACTTGTACTTATACAGACCGCTTGTCTTAGATTCCCTTGGGTCACAATGCAAAGCGATTATTTCTCTGCTATTTTCATCGAAAATACTTAAGTAAGCACTTTGCAAACCAAACAAACCCTTATCAGGCACCCATATTTCAGTATAGTTACCGCTATAAATTTCATTACTGGTTTTAAAACGCCAATCTGCTGCCTTATTTGTTGATTTAATGCCCGGCCCTTTTACACCAATAACAATAGAGCCAGGCTCTGCAGTTGCATCTGCAGTAGCATTTATCAATTGTTTGGTCAGCGGCTTCAGAAGTTTTCTAATTGGATTATTCATCCTGCTTCGCAAGTCCCTTTCCTGTAAAAGTATTGGCATTCCTCAAACTAACTTAAAATATTCAAATACCTACGCTCTTCATCAGTTAAGCCGTAAAGGCCAGTTACTATCTCTTCTATCTTCTTTTGAACAAATACACCTTCAGATTTATCTTGAAGAGCTATACGTTCTTTTACAAGCGAAACAAGATTAGCAAAAACTCGTCTTGGAATTTTGAACGGGTCAGGAATAGGAATACTGTTCAAGTATTTAGGCTCTAGCATTGCATATCCTCTAGAGTACTGAGGAGTAATACTAAATAAATACCAAAAGCAGACTCTCGAATTAAGCACTGCCGTAAAGTATAGCATCAATTCTTGTTGTAGCTCAAGATTAGTATCATCACTAGTGTATGCGTTTGACAGCACTAGATAGGGTGCACGTGCGATTGTGTACTCTCCTTTTGAATCAAAGGAAAACTTAGGAGTAAACACCAAGTGTGGCGTTACAATTTTAGGAACCAACATTTTGGCTGGTGTCCTTGGACGCATCGGACGCCACCAAGGAAGTGTACCCTTTTTAACATCGGGTCGATTTTCTAAATCCTTCCTATAGTTAGAGAGAAACTCATAAGTTTTAGGAAATGATTTCCTAAGCTGTTCTTCTGTAATTAATTCATTATCAATATACGGATAGAAAAAAACTTCTTTTGTTTTACTCGGCAAAACAAAAGCTTTTATCTCTCTATCACTTAACAAAGGAGCAAAGACTTTACTCTCGCCTTTAGGTATAAGACTACGCTCTAATAAGAAGTGCGGACTACCTGCTGTGAAACCTGTTCTGGCTTCTAAATAGGAGTCGAGTGTAGGAAGCAACTTAAGCTTTTCTTGCAGATAAAATTCGCTGGGAGCAGAGAGAGTCCACTCTTCTTTGAGGAAAAAGCTTTGAGGCAACTCAAATATAGAATAATCCTCTCCTTCGTGAATTCTCCCTCGTATTGTATCATATAAGGCCCTACCTACCTTTCTCTGTACCTTAGCAATTACTGCCGAATCACTGTTACCTTCTAAATTTTTATCATCATGCTTCTGAAACACCAGTAATATTGGATACGCTTTTACATCTCCAAAAACTGCTATCTCAGAAAGGTCTACTAAACACTTGATAGAAGTATTCTTTGACAGCAACTTACGGATACCAAGAGCGCTTTTTGTATAAAGAAAGGCTCCTGGCAAAACAAAGAGACCTATTCCACCTGGCTTCAGACATTGCAGAGCTATTTTAATGAATGCTAGATACAAGTCCGCTTTACCATACTTCTGGTCTGATAGATACTGAGATAGGAGATTTCTTTCTTCTGCTCCAAGAGAATCATAAGGAACAAAAGGAGGATTTGCGACTACAACATCGGCGGTATCATTATGCTCGTTACTAAAGCCAAAATAAGGTAGTGAATCTGCATTAATAATATTGACCCCTGCGGGAAGTTCATTAGTTAGTGAGAGATGCAGTAAAGCAAGAGATAATCTTGCGGCATTACAGGCTGTAGACTCCCTATCTAAACCTACGATATTATTAAAAGACGATTTAATCAATTGAACATCGTCAACTCCCTCAGACTTAACTTCTAGTAAAGTACGCAAAAATATACCTGACCCAACTGCAGGCTCAATTATCTTTAATGCTTTATACCTTATTGTTGGAAATATCTTTTCAGTGTAACGAGCAAAGAATCTAGCAATATATTGTGGAGTATAATAAGTACCAGAATTACGATTATTAACTTGCTTCGGCACTTGTCCAAAAAGGCTAGTTTGCCCTGTTGGCTCTTCTACCCTAAGTATAGATACATATTGTTCATATATGCGACTTAGAGCATGCTTTGACATTATTGCAAAATCATAAACATAAGGAGCATAAGAATTTATATAAAAATCATTAAAAAGAGTAGGAAATGTATACCTACTAAGCTTTGTGCCAACATAATCCAGCATATCTATATCGATGATGGAACTCGGCCATTCTTTTACATCGCATCTGGATAAAGTATTTTGGATTATTATTGATAGTTTAGCATCTGAAGCAGACCTATAAAACTCACTAATTAGAAAAGGCTCTGCTCTTTGAATATCCAATAGATGAAGTTTCTTAAATTGGTCTTCGACAGCCCTTACAAATATTATTGCATTAAAAAAATTAGACAGGACGAGGTTTTCTTCTTCTAAACTATTGAATGTCTCAGCTGAAATAGCTCCCCTCCATTTCTTTATAGTATCAATAAGAGCATCATCTAATGACTTATATGTCATTGAAGCACTATTATGATTAATATCCTCAAAGAATTCACTTCGAAGATTACTAACATCTTGTGTTATATTACCTGCATATAGTATTCCACCGTTAGCAAGCAAATTATTAACTCCGCAAACCCTACGATCTCCTAACGGGATATGAAGGTCTACAAGATTATTGTAAGATATCTTTAACAAATCATTTCTATTATTTTGCGATAAAGACTCGAAAGAATTAGTATTATTAAGAAAAGAAATTACAGCAGAGTTCTCTAGTCCATGCTCAACAAACAAATGACCACATACGAAACTATCGTTGGCCTTCTCAATTATGATATCGCTTGGATACCAACCTAGGTTATGCGCAAATCTCTCCAACTTGCTATAAATACCTTTTTGGCCTTGCCAAGGCTTGGTTAATTCATTTACTAATATTGAATAGGCGTCCATTGAAAGTTTAGGCTTAGCTGGCCTTTATTTAAGCGATTAAAAAACAGTAATCTAGTCAGCGAATACTTTGCGAAGAAGGCGGTGTTTCTTTTACAGATATCCCTTGATACTTCTTTAGGCATCTAATTGCCTTAGCTCCTTCTTATCAAGCACTTGTTCTAAAAGTGAACGCATATCTTCTAGAGTATCTTCAACTGTGCTTACCCGTTCGGCAAGGCCCTCGGTAGGGTTATGAGCGCTCGATGTAATACGCCACTCGAAGCGCCACACCTCCAGCACGTCTTCTAAGTCGAGTTGGTAATAAGGATGGCTGCGGTTATCTGATTTACACCGCACGTAGCCTTCACCCATGCGGAAAGTGAGCCGCTTTAGCTGTAGACCCCGGCTCTCACTCACAATCACGGCTACTTGGTCCTCGCGTAGGTCATCCCATTCTGGCTTGGGCAAGAAGCGACACAGCACGTAATCACGGGCATAGAAGGTCGGCTCCATGCTGTCCCCTACTACTGGGAACACGGCGTAGTTACCGTTTCTAAGCAGCCACTTCGGAAGTGAGATAATACCGTCTGGCTCGGGGCGCTCCTGGCTTAAGCCATCACCCTTATAGTTGGCCGCAGTACGGATGTTATATAACGGAGCTGCGGTGTTGTCACCTTCTGCGATAGCTATAATACGAGGCTCATCACCCGTTTTGGCGGAATGTATGGCAGAAATATTTGACGACGGAGAGGAAATCAGCATTTCACCCTCGCCAAAGATGAGCCAGTTAGGGCTGATGTCAGGATATGACCTCAACATTTTCTGAAGTACAGGAAAGCTAGGCCCACCTTTTTTCCCACCTATTAAGTCTGCTACAGCTTGGCCGGATATGCCAGCAGCACGCCCTAACTCGGATTTATTACCCTGAGCACGCGTATCAAGCAGAAACTTTATCCGCTCAGAAACAGGATGTTCCTTTTTTGACATCAGAATTTTATGATGTTATCTCAACCTTTTCTTTGCTATGTCAGAATAAGATGAATACCTTTGCTAACACTAACACCAATAGCCGAAAGGTACACCACTTTTTCTGTGCATACATGTGCACAAAACGTCAGCAAGTATGAAAAACCCACAAAAATCACCCACAAGCATTCGCGACCTGATGCCCGACAACTACACGGTCGAACTCGCCAAGCGCACAGAGAGCAAAAACGTGTCGAACCTCTCGCAAATCGTGCGCCTAGAGCACACCCGCTCCAAGTACTGGCCCGCCGTGCTCAAGCTGGCCGCCGAAACCAACCCCGAAGGCTACGCCCGCTGGGCCGCTGCTAATACCGACAAGCTGCCCACCGTGGCGCAGGCCGCCTAGGTCACTCTCTCATCCTTCTTTCTCACACACCTCCCCTACTCTTTCACTCCTAGCATGGATAAGCCACTGCTGCCCCCGCTGCCCTCCGCCCTCAAGGGCGAAAAACCAATCTGCCTGACCGACGGCTTCCGCGAGGGCGACCTGCTCCACTTAAAAGCCGAGGTAGCCGGCCGCCCCAAGGGCACGGTGCTGCCGGTGCTGGGCTACTGCCTCTGCGTCGATGCCCAAGGCCAGGTACACGCCCTGCGGGCCTACGTGCCGCTCTGCCCCGAGTACGCCACCACCTACGCCGGCCGCGAAGCCGCCCGCTTTCCAGAGCCCAACCAGCGCGAGCGGTGGCTGGGCAGCATTCAGCTCTACTTCTCGGAGCTCGACCTCACCGACCACGCCCACGAGCTGGCCCTAGAGCGCCGCCGCGAGGGCCTCGTGATTGCCATGTACCCCGAGCGCCAGCAGCACCGGCTGGCCGCTTAGTCTCTCCCTTTTGTTTTCCGCCCCTTCCCATGAAACGCACGCTCACCGGCACCCTGGAATTTGAAGATGGGGCTGTTAACCTGATTCTCTCCGAGCCCACCCAGCGGGCTATCGTGCAAGAAATAGCTGCTCGCCAGGAAGCGGCCCGCGTCGCGGCCGAAGTAGACCATGACCGCCTAGCCCGCACCTACCACCTTGGCGCCGAGCCTACCCCCGGCCGGGGCTACGACGACCGCCTGAAGATGCGCCTGGGCTGCGGCGACGACATGGCCCGCGAGCTCGTGAGCAGCGGGCGCATCGCCCACCAGTACCTGGGCAACCGCTACTCGGTCTGCGAGCAGGCCGTGCGTGACTTCTACGCCACGCTGCCGACCCAGAGCCGCCTCAAGCGAGCCGCCTAGGCTATAAAAAAAGCCAGTCGGGATGTCCCCCGACCGGCCGTCTTTTCAACAAGCGCCACACTATTCCCATACGCCTGTGGGCGCAAAGATAGGTACAGCCTTTTCATAATCTTCATTAAATCTTCATTTCCTTATGAACGCCGCCCTTCTCACTGCTCCGGCCCCTACTGCGCTCGCGGAGTTGGCTCACCAAGTAGACCACTTCTGCACCGAAGGTCCCGCCCCCACGGCGGCCCCCGTGGCCCTCGACGGCACCATCTACCAGACCACTAATTACGACCTGTTTCACCTGCTGCCCGAGAACCGGCCGGTAGATATGGGCCATGTGCGCAAGCTGGTAGCTATGATTACCAAGAGCAACCTGCTCCACATCAAGCCCCTAGACGTAACGGCCAATATGGGCGTCATTGACGGGCAGCACCGGCTGGCTGCCGCTCGTGAGTTGGGCCTACCGGTGTACTACAAGATTGGCCAGCAGCTGAGCGAGGCCGACATCACCACCCTGAACGTCGCCCAGAAGAACTGGCAGGGCACCGACTACCTGCACTTCTGGACCGTGAAGGGTCGCACCGACTACGTGGCCCTGACGGCCTTTCGCAAGCGCCACCCCAGCTTGAGCTTCAGCAATGCGAAGATGATGCTCAGCGCCACGAACAAAGGCAGCGCCGAGGAATTCCGCGCCGGCCAGTGGAAGGCGGGCGAGGCTTACAAGGCCGAGCAAGTAGCCGAATTGATTGAGCGCATTGCCGAGCAGGTGCCCACCTTCAAGCAGCCCAACCACTCGGGCTTTGTGGCCGCGCTGCACCACTGCGTCACCAGCATTGCCGGCTTCGACCCCAAGGAATTCATGCGTAAGATTCTAGGCAACCCCCGCGCCCTGGTGCCCTGCGCCAGCCACAAGCAGTTCCTGCAAATGTTCGAGGAAATCTATAACTACCGGACCGCCGAGGCCAACCGGGTGCGCTTCATCTAATGACTACCCGCCAGCAACAAGACGCGCGTCACCGGGAGGCGGTGCGCGCCTACTACGAAACGGGCAATGAGCAACTCCTAGGTCCCGTGCTGGCCGAGCTGCGCCCCCGCCTTATGGACTTCCTCAAAGCGAAGAACCTGCGCGATTCGCAGCGCATGGAAGACCTCGTGCAGGAAGCTCTCGCGCTAATCCTGACCGACCTACGCGCGCACAAGTTTGGTTTCGCCGGCTCAGTTATCTCTTGGGCCATGACCATTTGCTGGCACTGCTTCACGGCAAGCTACCACAGCAAGAAGGGTAAGCCTAGCGAGCCAAGTGTAGAGGAAGACCCCTTCCTGCTTCTCTCCTCTACGCTAGCTACTCCAGCCGACGAACTACCGCTCAGCCAGGAAGACGAACGCAGTGCTGGCGCCGTCGTGGCCGCCGTGACGCACGCCGTGCTGGGCCTGGATGCCAGCGCCCGCGCCTGCGTGCTGATGCACTACTACCAAGGGCTACCCGAGGCCACGGCCGCCGCCCGCCTCGGGATTGCCCAGAGCCAGTTCAAAGCCCGCCTCAAGCGGGGCCTCACCAGCCTGCGCGAGTGGGGCACTCTTAACCGCCACCTGGCCCCCGCGGCCGATGTGTACGCCGCCCTACTGCGGGTAGATAGTGGTGACTTATTCCGCGAACCTGTACGCCTGGCCTGCTAGGACGGGCTTCACTTCCCATCCTATGAACGGCTACACCCTCGCCAACCAATTCCGCAAGCTGCGCCCCAGCTTTCTGTTCTCCTGCACGGAAGCCGACCTCTTTTATGAGTTAGTCGCGCTCTGCAACGAACGGAACTGGCCTACCGAATTTCAATACTCAAACCCGCTTCTCTGTGCGACCCTCGGGATTTCGGAGAAATCGCTGATAAGTGCTCGCAACCGACTCAAGCAGGCAGGGCTATTAGAATTCACGTCAGGCCATAAGCGCAGCCCCACGGTGTACCGCTTCCTTGACCCCGATGCTGAAATACCCTTACCTCAGGTAAGCCAAAGCGGCACCCAAAACGGCAGTCAAAGCGGCACCCATAGCGGCAGCCAAAGCGGCACCTCTATAAATAAGGAAAAAACTAAAAGGAAAACTAACCCACCGGCTGCCGCCGGGGAAAGCGAGAATTTTCCTTTTGCTGACTTCTGGCAGGCTTACGACAAAAAGGAGGACAAGCACAAGTGCCAGCAGCGCTGGAACACCCTGACCCCTGCCGAGCGCCAAGCCGCCCTGGCCCACGTGCCGGGCTACGTGGCCGCCACTCCCGAGAAGCGCTACCGCAAAAACCCGCTGACCTACCTCAACGGCAAGTGCTGGCAGGACGAGGAAACGCCCGCCGACCGCACGCCGGCCCCGTCAACCGCCACCGCTACCCCGTCCGCCAGCTTCGACCCCGACGCCCTATTTGGCTACACCCAGTCGGCCGCCGACGGGCTGGCCCAGGCCCGCCAAAGCCCCGAGTACCAGCGCTACCTGGCCGAACTGGCTCAGGAACAGCAATCCACCTCACCGCCCGCGGTCGCTGCTGCCTTAGCGCACGCCGCCTAATCCTCACCCCCATGCCTGTCCCTCCCCTGCCTTTGCTCTTGCCGGCCGTGGACCTCTCCGACGTGGAGCAGGCCACCGAGCAAGCTGGCCACGCCCTAGAGCAAGCCCTGCTGCCGCTCTTCCTCTACTGCGAAAAGACCCAGGGCCGCCCCGAGCTCTCGGACTACCAGTTCAAGCACCTGAACCTGATTCGCGCCGCCCTCGACGCCGTAGCCGCCTACTCGGTGCAGGTTGAGCAGCGCCACCAAGCCAGCCAGGCCAATGTGATGGCCCTCAACCGCCAGCTGCACCACGCCTACGACGCCACCAAGCCCCAGACGCTGGAAAAAGCCATGCTCATCGACTGGGAGAGCATCGCCCTGAACCTGCTCGACCGCCTGCGCCACCCCAACACGCCCCCGCTCTCGCCCCTGGTAGCCCGCCTACGCCAGTTGCCCACCTTCGAGGACAGCCTGGCCCGACTCGACTATCCACTCGACATGCGCCGCCAACTCGCCGCCATCGGCGCCCGCCACCTCCCACCCCCCGCCCATGCCGCCTAACCTGCACCGCTTCACTACCCAGGCGGCGCACCAGGCCGCCCCGGGCGTGCCCCCCAAGTCACAGCCCGCCGAGGCGCTGCTGAGCGCCAAGGACGCCTGGGCTGAGATGCGCCACTCGTGGTTCAACGAAGACCCCAACGGCCTACCGACGCACTTCCCTACCCTCGCCCCGCACTGGTCGTGGCTACCCGACGAGGTGACGCTTGTCACGGGCTGGCCCGGCCACGGCAAGAGCGAGCTGATGCTCCAACTCATGCTTACCAAGAGCGTGTACGATAAGTGGAAGTGGGCCCTGTACGTGCCGGAAAACATGCCCGCCCGCCGCGCCCTCAACAAGCTCGTGCAGAGCTACGTGGGCCGCACCACCAACCCCAAGGCCCCAGCGGCCCGCATGAGCTACGGCCAGTACGAAGACGCCGCCCAGTGGATACTGCAGCACTTCCACCTCATCAACCCGCGCAAAGCGGCCTCCCTAGGGGAGCTACTCCCAGTGCTGCGCCACACCGTGCAGACCCACCAGGTCAACGGCTGCCTCATCGACCCCTGGAATGCGCTTTCCACCAACCTCAAGGACTACGGCGGCCGGGAAGACGAAATGCTGAAAAGCCAACTCAACGACCTGCTGGACTTTGCCGAGGACGACCATCAGTGCGTGGTAGTATGTGCTCACCCCTCGGGCGACGCCCGCACCAAGGACAAGGAAATGACTTTGAAGGTACCCGACCAGTACAGCGTCAGTGGGGGAAGGATGTGGGCCAACAAGGTCGATAACTTCTTGGTGGTGCACCGCCCCTACGCCGACGAAGACCCCACCGACACGGCCGTGGACTTCTACGCCCGCAAAATCAAGCAGGAATGCCTGGTAGGCATGAAGACCCCCAAGCAAGGCGTGCGCCTGAACTACGAGCGGGGTACCTCACGCTACCTCGACCCTAAGCTAGGCCACGCGCCCCTAGACGTGAAAGCCATTCAGAACTACCGCCAGCACGGCACCAACAACCCCGTCCCGCCTACCCAGGGCACCATGCCCTTTCGCACCAGCAGCCCCGACGACTTCACCGACAACTGGCAGCCAGGCGGCCGTCCTATCACGCTTCCAACCACCACACCCGATGCGCAAGACCACTAACCCTCTTTACCGGGTAGCCACCCCCACCAGCACCAAGCACCGGTTGCTTTACGTGCTGCGGCAAGTCACTACCCGCCCTCGCCGCTGGCACCGTCAGCGCGTGCGTCGCTACCCCGCCTCTTATCGCGCCCTGACGCCAGCCGAGCATACGTTGCAGCGCCTACGTACCGCGGCTACCAAGCTGACCAGCTTGCTTGAGCCCTTCCGCCGCACTCGCTTGCGAGGGCATGAGTCGCTTCGCGGGCTCCTCACTGACTTAGACACCCAGCCGGCGTTGGTAGCGCAGGTCAATGAGCTGCGCGCTCACTTGGAGCAAGTAACTCCAGAGCTTGTGCTACAGGGCCAGCAAGTCAGCGCCTGGCGTCAGGAATGGGAATACGCTACCCCTGAACGCCAGCGCATCATTACGGAAGTCCACAAAGCTCAAGCCATCAATGCCTATGTCAAAGGACTGGCGATGCTTATAGAGGAAGCCAAGCAAGACATCTCCTACCTAGAACTCATTGGTGGGGACTTGTTGAAGCCAACTACGGCTACGGCACCTCAGCAAGCGGCGCCTACTCCTTATTCTTAAGGACTACGGCTTTACCTAGCTATAGCTTCTCATCCACCCTATTAAGTAGACAAGCAACGCCACTACGAGGACGACGCCCCCAATCAACAAGCGGCCCAGCCACTTCGTCGCATTCAATTCTCCTACACTCCCACCGCCTTGTCCTAGCCATATGCGCATCCCAATTCCCAGCAGCAAGACCACCGCTGCTAGCACAAAGAAAAGCCTAGCATCTAGGATAGGTGCAGACGCAGCTAGTAGAAGTACCATCATGCTATGAAGGTACACAATTTCTTCACACTACTTGATGAGCCCCTACGATGACCCCGCTGTGTCGGCTGGCGAAATAGCCGACTACCTCGACCAGCTGCGTCTCAACTCCCCGGGACTTGGCGTGGCTAGTACCTCCAACACGGTTATTACTCTGTCAATCGAAACCCTGCCAGAAGCATACTCTTCCAATAGCCATTCCTCATAACCATTAGGTGCTAGGGCTGTGCCCTCTGTCCAAGCTAGGGCAGCGGTTACTACTCGACGGCGTTTTTCTTCATTTGACATGAACAAAAGACACACTCAAATCCTACACTCAAGTAGGTAGAAAACACCATTTGCAATGAGTAAAACCCTTATTTCATAATGCTGTGCACCGCTTCCCGAGTCGATGCTGTCCCTACTGCTTTTTGCGGATAAAGAGTAGAACGGATGCCGAGCCAGACGTGCCCAGCGTCGTATCGAAAGTGGACTGCAATTGATACCCCTGCTTGTACAAATCGCCCACTACCTGCTGCAGGCCGGCTCCAACCAGCGGCCGCTTCTCGCCTCGCCCATAGTTGTCGAAATCTATGCTCTCCTCCTTGCCTCCGGGTCGCGTGATGGTGACAAGCGTGCGGGGATAGCTAGCCGTCACGCGCACTACTGTCACGTCTACCTCTGTCGAGCCACCTGTCTGTGCCATCACTGGCTGCGAGGCCAACGCCACCAGGCACGCCCCTAAGAATAAGAGTTTTTTCATGGCCGCTAATATACCCCCAGCCCCCGAGCCCCCACCCCGCTACCACGCCCGTCAAGCCCTAGGTAGTGATAGCCTCTACCCTAACAAGGTCACCGCCCGCCTCACCGTGATGAGTCTAGCCCAGTGGCAACGCGTCGAAGCCTTCCTCAAACAGGAGGGCTTCAAGCCGTACTAACCCCATCCGTAAAAGTCTTTATTTTAGGAACGAAACTACTTGCGTAATACATTATTAATTTGTATTTTAGCTACACATATTAGCTTGCTTATGCTACCCGTTTATAACCCTATCGAGCACGTCCCCGCCCCGCCTCCGATGCCTACCCTTACGGTCACGCCGAAGGGAGTACTCTACTTACACGCCAGCATCAAGGAAGCCCTCGGCCTACGGGATGGACTACCCATCAACCTAGTGCCACCTGTCTTCAACAGCTACTACTGGCACTTAGACCTACGCCCCACGGCTAAGCACCGCATCGTGTGGTACGACACCACCCGCATGCGGGCCCGCGGCATCATTCTCCCCCCAGGCCTGGTGCACGAGTCGCTCACCCTGCACCTGCATACGCTCACCCCCGAGTACCCGAACTACTACCCCTTGCTACCTGCTAATGCCTTCGCTTCCCAAAGCCCAGCGCCGCCCCTGGCAGCCTGAGCCCGTTAAGCGGCCCTACGTCCAGCACGCCGCCCGCTCGCCTGAGTATGGTACAGCCCGGTGGCAGCAGGCCCGCGCTACCCAGCTGGCCAAGTGCCCCTGCTGCGAAGAGTGTACCAGGCAAGGCCGTACTACCCCAGCTACTGTGGCCGACCACATCATCCCCGTGCGCCTAGGTGGTGACTTCTGGGAGCCTAACAACCATCAGAGCCTGTGTCGGCCTTGTCACCAAGCTAAGAGCGCCTCAGAACGCACGCAACAGCCCCAGAGGGGATAGGGGGTCGAAATCCTTCCGGGCCCTCTTTCCTAGACCGTAGCCCTTCCCCACAAACACACGCGTGCAAAACTGAACCCCAAAAGTTCAGGGGCCTTTTACATTAAACAAACACTATATTATGGCAGGCGGCCGGCCCCCAAAACCAACCTCTCAGAAGAAACTCGGTGGCACCTTGCAGCCTTGCCGTACCAATCCTAACGAGCCGCAGCCCGAGGTGTACCTGCCCACGCCGCCCGACTGGCTGAGCGAGCGGGCCAAGGAGTACTGGGCCGAGATTGGCGCGGTGCTGCTGGCTATGAAGCTCAGCACAGCCGCTGACGGCCCGGCCTTGCAGCTGCTCACGGAGGCACTGGCCGAATGGGCCGAGGCCCGTGAGTTTGTGCAGCGCGAGGGCTTCACCTACTCAACCTTCACCAAGCAAGGCGATGAGATGCACCGGCCCTACCCGCAGGTGGCTATCGCTTCTGATGCGTGGCGCCGGTCGATGACTATGCTCACGCAGTTCGGCCTGACGCCGGCCAGCCGCAGCAAGGTGAGTGCCCTAGGTGGTGATGAGGAGAAGAACCCATTCGCCGAAATGATGGACGACTTGAAATCCTAACTCACCCTATCCATGCAAGAAGTACCTGTTATCGCCCCTTGGCACCAGTACGCCCACAACGTAGTAGCTGCCGGCCGCACCGAAGCCAATATCCAGGAGGGCCTACGCCCTATCATACTCAAAATTCGGCAGCTCAAAAAAGAGCCGGACACGGAAGCGCAGGTCGCCGCGCTCGAGCGCAAAGCCGAGCCACTACGCGCCCAACTGCGAGCGTTGCCCGTGCGCGTTGGCCGCTACGCACTGCTAGCCTGTGAACGCCACTTGCGCGACCTAGAAGAGGGAGAAAGCCGCGGGCTATTTTTCAACGAAAAGGTAGCGGCCGCAGCCGTGCGCTTCTATTCCTTTCTGACCCACAACAAGGGCCGCTGGGCGGGCAAGCCACTCACGCTGGAACCTTGGCAGCAGTTCATCATTGCCAGCCTCTTCGGTTGGAAGCGAGCGGACGGCACGCGCCGCTTTCGCGAAAGCTATGTGGAAGTAGCCCGCAAGAATGGCAAGAGCACCCTCAGCTCCGGCGTAGGCCTGCAACTGCTAGTAGCTGACGGAGAGGCTGGCGCCGAAATCTACACAGCTGCTACCAAGAAAGAGCAGGCCAAGATTGTCTTCGATGATGCGAAGAACATGGCGGCTAAAAGCGCGGCCCTGAAGATGATTCGGGCGCACCGAAACTCCATCTTCGTGCCCAGCACCATGTCCAAGATGCAGCCGATGTCGGCCGATGCCAAAACCGAAGACGGCCTAAACCCGCACGGCATCATTATCGACGAGTACCACGCCCACCCCAACGATGAGCTATACGGCGTACTCAAATCGGCCACCGGTGCCCGCTCGCAGCCACTGCTTAACATCATCACGACGGCAGGCTTTAACCGGCTCGGGCCCTGTGCCCAGCTGCGCAAGGCCTGCGTCGGCATCCTGGAGCAGCTTCACGATGATGACGCCTACTTCACTATCATCTTCAGCCTGGATGAGAACGACGAATGGGGAGATGAGACCTGCTGGCAAAAGGCTAATCCTAACCTAGGGGTATCCGTCGGCTTGGATTATCTGCGTGAGCAGTACCGCGCGGCGGAGCGCATGCCTAGCTTGCAGGTGAACTTCAAAACCAAGCACCTCAACCTCTGGACCGATGCCAGCGAGGTCTGGCTGCCGCATGAGTTGTGGATGCAGGGCGCGCAGGGTACTCCTCCCGAGCTATTAGTGTGCCGCAAGGCCTGGGGCGGGCTGGACCTAGCCAGCGTGCGCGACATCACAGCACTCGTTTTCCTCTTTCCAGATGAGGCCGATGGCTTCGATGTACTGCCCTTCTTCTGGGTACCAGAGGATAGTATCGACGAACGCACGAAGAAGGACGGTGTGCCCTACCGCCAGTGGGTAGACGAGGGCTACATCATCGCCACACCCGGCAACGTGACCGATTATAACTTCATCAAGGCCCAGGTGCTGGAGTTCTGCGAGATATATCAGGTGCAGATGATAGAGTTTGACCGCTACAACTCGTCGCAGCTGGTTATCGACCTAACCGAAGAAGGCGTGCCGATGCAGCCGTTCGGGCAAGGCTTTCTGTCGATGAGTGCCCCTACCAAAGAGCTTGAAAAGCTAGTACTAGAGGGCAAAATTCACCACCATGGCAACCCCGTGCTGGCGTGGATGTGCGGCAACGTGGAGATAAAGCGCGACCCGGCAGGCAACATCAAAATCGACAAGGGCAAGAGCAAGGAGAAAGTCGACGGCATGGTGGCCCTGGCAATGGCCCTAGGCGGCTACATGAGTGGCGAAGGTCCCGAAACCAGCATCTACGAAGAGCGCGGACTGCTCAGCTTCTAGGGTCTGCCCCGCTTTGCCCCGCCCAAGATTGCACCCCGCCTAGGCAGCGTCGGAGCTTTGACTCAGTTAAAGCCCCGACGCTGTGTCTTTTTGGTCTAATCCCTTTGCTCGCTCTAATGCCACGCCGCTCCAAGCAGCCGTGTCGGCGGAGCGTGAGACGCGGGCTACGAGCGCTACTATCGATACGCAGGAGTCTAATGAGCGCCTGATTGCCCTGCTAGGTATGGGTAATCAGACGAGCAGCGCCGGCGTTGCCGTCAACGAGCGCACGGCGCTCAGCTTCGCCGCGGTCTGGGCCTGCGTGCTGGCTATCAGCCAAGATATTGCAGCCCTCCCCTGCCAGCTCTACCGCGACATGCCTGCCGGGGGCAAGGAGAAGGTGCATGGCCACCCCGCCAGCCGGCTACTGAACCTGCAAGCCTCGCCCTTGCAAAATGCTATGCCTCACCGCATGGCTATGATGGCGACGGTCCTGCTGCACGGCAATGCCTACGCCTTGATTGACGAGGGCCCGCGCTACCGCCCCGACGCGTTGCTCTATAAGCACCCGCGCCAAACGGAAGTACGCGAGTCCAACGGCCGACTCTATTACCGCTTCTGGGGCGACCCACGCACGTACCAAGATTACCAGGTGATTCACCTGCGAGGGCTGGTGCTCGATGAAAACGGCATCATGGGCCTGTCGGTACTATCTGCCCACCGCGAGAACCTAGGTACTGGTCTGGCAGCTCAACGGGCAGGCGCGCAGTTCTATGCCAACGGGGCTAAGCTCTCTGGGGTACTAGAAACCAAGGAGATATTCAAGGACGCTGCCACAGCGGCTCGCATTCGCAACGACTGGCAGAGCATCTACGGTGGCACGGAGAACGCGGGCAAGGTGGCCGTGCTGGAAAATGGCATGACGTTCAAGAGCGTATCGATGCCCCCTGCCGACGCCCAGTTCCTGGAAACACGCAAGTTCACCCGCCAGGAAGTATGCAGCATCTTCCGCGTGCCGCTGCATAAGATTCAGGACTTGGAGCGCTCGACTAACAACAACATCGAGCAGCAAAGCCTCGACTACACCACCAACACCTTGCAGCCGTGGCTGGTGAATATCGAGCAGGAATACCGCCTCAAGCTACTGCGAGATAGCGAAGTCGAAACCCACTACTGGCGGCACAATCTCAATGCCTTACTGCGTGCTGATGCCAGCGCCCGGGCCACGTTCTATGGCAAGATGACGGACATCGGGGTGATGAGCATCAACGAGGTGCGCGCACTCGAAGACATGAACGGCATCGGCCCTGAGGGCGACCGTCGCTTCGTGCAAGTCAACCGCATGCCGCTCGACAAAGTGGATGAGGTAATCAGTAAAAACAGCAAGCCGGCCACCGGCACCCCGCCCGATGAGCAAGCCTAAGCTATCCGAAACCCACAGCGGCCGTCAGTTTGGCGAACTGCGTGCCCTCCCTACCAACGTGGAGGAAACGCGCACCGTCGAGTTCGTTATCAGCAACAATACCCGCGACCGCCACCGCACCGTGCTCAACCCGGCCGGCTGGAAGCTCGACAACTTCAACCGCAACGGCATTGTCGGCTATCAGCACAACGTCTACGGCGATGGCATGTGTGCCGGGCCCAACCCTGACGACGTGATTGGCCGCGGCTCGGCCTTTTTTGAAGGCGACCAGCTGATTGGCCGCGTCGTGTTCGAGCCGGCCGACATCAACCCACTGGCTGAAAAAATCTTCCGCAAGGTCCTGTTTGGTTCCTTGCGGGCTACCTCGGTGGGCTTCGCCGAGATTGGAAAAGGCAACTATGGTACCGGCACCGAAGCCCGAGGCGGCAAAGACGAAACCTACTACTTCCAAGGGCAAGAGCTCCTCGAATTCAGCATCGTCAACATCCCCTCCAACCCCGACGCCACCGCGCGCGCCCTCCGTGACCAGGCGTCACACGCGCTGATGTTCGTCAAGCGCGCCCTAGGTGGCAGCTACAGCTTCTCCGACATTGAGAAGCTACCCGTCGGCGAGGTGCTGCGCCTGCTCGACAAGTCCAACGCCCACCAGCTGGGCCGCGCTTTTGACCACGACGAGCCCGAAACGGAGCTAGTCGAAGCCATTGGCCTTGATGTCATGGCCGCCCAACTGCGCCTGAAAGCTCGCTACTAATTCACACTCACCTTTTTTCTGCGATAAAATGAAAAACGCTAAGGCCCTGCGCGAAGAGCGGCAAGCCAAAATCGACCAAGCCCAGGGCCTTATCACCAAGGCACAGGGCGAGAAGCGCAACCTCACCCCCGAGGAAGCCACCCAGCTTGACGGGCTGCACACGGAAATCGACGGGCTAGACGCCGACATTCGCCGCACCGACCGTCAGGAGCAACTTGCCGCTGAGCAAGCAGGCCGCACCCAGCCCATCAACCGCACTGCCAGCGAGGAGGAGCGCGCCACGGGCAGCTACTCCTTCCTAAAGGCTATTCGCTCGGCTGGCGACCCAGACAAGCTTTCTGGCCTGGAAAAGGAAATGCACCAGGAAGCCATCCGTGAGGCCCGCGAACTGGGTCAAGAGATTCACGGCGTGGGCGTACCCATGCGCGTGCTGCAGGGCCGCGAGCGCCGCGACAATACCGTGACTCAGGGCGACCAGCCGGCCGACGGCCGCGTGCTGGTGACGGAAGACCGCCGCGGCATGATTGAGCTACTCCGTGACCAACTGGTAACCAACTCGCTTGGCGCTACTGTCCTCACCGGTCTGAAGGGCGACATCATCTTCCCGACCCACACCCAGGGCGCCGTTTCGACCTGGAAAGGCGAGATTGAGACGCTGGATAAGTCGAATATCAAGTTCGGCAGCCAGAAGATGGCCCCGCACCGCTTGGGTACCTACGTGGACCTCTCTAAGCAGCTCATCATCCAGTCGAGCATGGATATTGAGTCCTTCGTGCGCAACGAAATCATCGGCTCGGTTACCCGCGCTGTGGATGTGGCCGCTATCTACGGCGACGGCCAGGATAACGAACCGCTGGGCCTGCTCAACAACGGGGGTATCAGCAAGTTCGTGGGCGGCGCCAATGGTGCCATTCCCGACCTGGCCACCCTCGTGGCACTCGAAGCCATGGTAGACGTGAACAACGCTGCCGTGGGCACCCTCAAGTATCTGCTTTCGAACAAAATCAAGGGCACGCTCAAAACCCAGCCGGTGGCGCAAGGCAACCCGCTAATGGTGCTCAACTCCAACACCGAGCTAAACGGCTTCCCCTTCGTGGCCTCTAACCTAGTGAAGGACTCGACCAAAGGCACGGCCACGGCCGCCTCGGCCGTGGTATTTGGTAACTGGGCCGACCTCTTTATTGGTCAGTGGGGCGGTATGGACATCACCCGCGACGACATTACCCTCGCGCTCAAAGGCGAAATACGTTTAATAATCAACACCTTCTGGGATGTGATGCTGCGCCGCCAGAAGTCGTTCGCGGCCATGCTCGACGCGGTACCGAACGCTACTATTTCGCAGGCGGCGGTTAACGCGCGCTAAGTCTGGGAGGCCTAAATCAGCTCCAATTATGTCCAGAAAAGCCCCGAAACCCGACACCAAGCCGACCGCAACCCTACAAGCCGACGCAAAACCGGCCGAAAAGCTTCCTGCTACTCTTTCGGAGCTGGTAGCTGGGGCCACTCGCGTGGTATTACCGCAGTTGGTGCGCTTTGTGCGCCCTCACGCCAGGTACGCCTATTTCAAAGGTGATGAGGCCCTGCTGGGAGCCGAGCATGTGGTGGCTTTACTGGCGAGTGGGCATGTCGAGCTGCTAACTACTTCTCAACCGGCTGCCTAGTCTTTGCCATGCTCACCCTCACCACCGCCAAAGCCCACCTGAAGCTTGACCCCACTGATACCAGTGAGGACGAATTGCTGCAGGCTTACGTCGATGCGGTGCAGGCCACGTTCGAAGTCGAAAGCAAGCGCCGGTGGCCCGTCGAGGGTGAGCCGGCGCTTGTAACGGTGCTCGACCCGACTACCGTGCCGCCAACTACGAGGTTCGTAGGCTACGTCGACCCGGCCGTGCTCAGTGAAAAAGAGCAGCAGGTGGCTGGTCAGTGGCTGCGCCTCGTGCTCGGCCACTGGTACGAGAACCGCGGCTCGGTGGCAGTAGGCCTGAATGTGACGGAAGTGCCTCAAACGGCTCAAATGCTTATGAATCTGCTACGAGTGCCTACCCTATGAATTTCGGCAAGTTCGACCGCCAACTGCTGCTGCAAAAGCCTGGGGCTGTAGGGCAAGACCTGTACGGGGCACCCACCTCGGCTTCCTTCGAAGACGTGGCTACGGTTTGGGGCGAGCAGAAGCCGGGCACCGGTGCTGAGTCCTTCATCGGCCAGCAGCAAACTGCTCAGCAGGTCGTCACCTGGCAGATACGCTACCGGGCTGATGTGGCCACCACCTGGCAGTTCGTGTGCGAGGGCCTCACTTATCAGATTATCGCTATTCAGGAAATCGGCCGGCGGGCTGGTCTACTTCTTACTACTTATTCCCGTGGCTAAAAACCTATCATTTGTCGGCATTGAGGAGCTAAACCAGGTACTTGATGGGCTAGCTGGCGATAAGAAGCTCAGTAACAAAGTGGTGCGGGGCATCCTCAACAAGGCGGCCAAGCCCATCATCGACGAGGCTAAAAGCCGCGCACCCAAAGAGGACGGCGACCTGCAGAAAAGCATCGGCACCATTCCCGGCCGCGGCCGTGGTAAAGGGGAGCAGGTGTACGTCGGCCCCCGGCGCGGTGGGCGCTTCAAGGGCTACGCTGGCCACTTAGTAGAGTATGGCACCGCTCCCCACATCATCAAAGCCAAAGCTGCCGATGGCAAGCTGCACCTACGCGGCAACGTATTCGTCGAAGAAGTGCAGCACCCAGGCGCCGCGGCGAAGCCCTTCATGCGGCCAGCCTTTGATAGTAAGAAAGACGAGGCCATTGAAATCATCAAAGCCGAGTGCAAAAACATTATCACAGAGGCTTTTAAATCAGTTTTCAAGTAGTGGAACCCGGTCAGCTCCTATACTCGATGCTCAGCCAAGCGGCTCCCGTGGCGGCTCTGCTCGACTATGTGCACCCCGAGAAGGGATCACAGCACCGCATCTACCCCGTTGTGGCCCCGCAAGGCACCCCGCGGCCCTACGTCTGCTACCAGCTTATCAGCCGCGTGCCCGAGGCTGGTAGCTCGGCGCTGTGTCGCCTAGGTGACGTAGCCCGCGTGCAGCTCAGCATCTTTTCGAAGGACACCACCGATTACGCTACGCTGGCCGCTATCACAGCCGCCATCAAAGCGGAACTGGACTACGCTGAGCCGGAACCGGGCGTGTACCTGGAACCCAGTAACCAGTACGACCACCACAACCCGGAGGCCATCTGCCTATTCCGCAGCTTGGATTACCGCGTTGAATTGCCCTAACACTCTCACCTTTTTTCTGCAAAAACTCTTATGGCTTTACAAGTAATCAAGGGCTCTAAAGTGGGGCTCTATGTCGAGAAAGTCCTTGGCAGCAACACGTTTACCCGTGTACTGTGCGCCAACAGCCTCAATTTGGACGTGACCACGGACGCACTCGAAACAGACTGCCAAACAGACGAAGACGAGGCGAATGCCGATGGGGACTTCGCTTACTCGGAGCCCGGCAAAATCAACTGGACGGCGGGCGGCGACATGACCCAACGTGTCGCTACTGAGGCAGACGTCGATAAAAACGTGACGGCTGAAAACCTGCTCGACCTGCAGTTGGCCGGCCGGAAGATGAAGCTGCGCTACCAGTTGGGCCAGCAAGCTGGTGCCCCCGTGTACGAGGGCATGGTCTGGATTAACAAGAATGGCTTTTCAGGCGACAACAAAAGCAACGCCACGGCCTCTGTCGGCTTTACGGGCACCGGCCCGCTGCGCAAAGTAGTGCCTGCTGTAGGCGCCTAAACTATCCGCTAGGTTCCTCGAAAACCCGCCCGGCTTCCGTGGCGGGCTTTTTGGGCAAAGGCCATTTCATTTCTCCCTCTTTTTTTCTACCCCATGAAACTAGCAACAGACACCCCCAACACGGCCAGTGGCGAAGTATTGCTCACTGTTGCCGGTGCCCAGCACCCCGTCAAGTTTGACCTTAAGGTGATGCGCGACTGGAGCAAGCTCACCGGCAAAGCGCCCAGTGAGTTTGGCCAACTGCTGGCCGATGACTACCTCGAAGCTTTAACTGGCCTCTTAACTGTAGCCGTGCGCCGCTACGTGGGTACGCCCGCTTTTAGTCAAGATGATGCGGCCGACTTGATGCAGGACATCACACCAGCCGAGGCTGAGTTAGTAGGCCAAGCTATTGCTAATGCCACCCTCACGATAAACCCTCTGCTGGCGGCCCTGAGCAAGCAGGTAGCCGCCAAGAGCGAAGCCTTGCAAGCCCCGAACACGAATGGCAGCAGCACCTCGACTTCGGACTCGGCGAGCTAGGCCTTAGTCCAAAGAAATTCTGGCGGCTTACGCTGGTCGAGTTTGATTGCCTATGCCGCGGCTACCATCGCCGGGAAGTAGCGGCCTGGCAGCGGGCGCGCCTGATTGCGCTGGAAGTGAAAAACGGGCTACGGCCGCCGGGCACTCGTGGCGAAACGCCTTATGAGTACCTAGCCCTACCCGGTGATACGGTGCCCGTCAGCACCGCACCGGCTACGGCACAAGAAGTTGAAGACCTGTGGGCGGACTTGGACGCCCGTGATGCTGCTATCCTATAAGTTGTTATGACTGATATTCTTGCAAGCGTAAGCGTCGTTCTCGGGGCAGAGGTCAGTGGCTTTAAAGCTGCCATGGCTGATGCGCGCCGTGAACTCAAAGGCCTCGTGCAATTCAGCGAGGGCCTGCGCGACGTCGGCAGCAATTTGACGCGGGCCACCACCGTACCCATTGCCCTGCTAGGCGTGGGTGCGGTGGCGTCCAGCGCCAAGCTCGAAAGTCTGAAGAGTGGCTTGCAAGCTATCGCCCAGCAGGAGCTCGGCAAACGAGGCGTTACGGGCCTAGTAGGCATTCAGCAGGCCGCCCAGCAGACGGGTGAGCGCATTCAGGAATTGCAAGTCATCGCCAAGCAGCCAGGCCTCGGGTTCGAAACGGCGGAGCAGGCCGACATTCGCTTGCGGGCGGTAGGCATCTCGGCCGAGCAGTCGGCCAAGAGCATCAAGGCCTTTTCGAACGCCATTGCCACGACGGGCGGCGGTACGGCCGAGTTTGGCACCGTTACTACCCAGCTCTCGCAGTTAGGCGCCAAGGGTAAGGTGCTGGCTCAGGACCTGCGCCCTATCATCGAAGCCGCCCCGGCGGTAGCTGCGGCTCTGCAAACGCTCTACGGCACGGTCGACAGCGAAGAGATTTCCAAGAGCCTGGCCAAGCAAGGGCAGAGCAGCAAGGATTTTATTCGCATCCTGACCGACGAGCTCGCCAAGCTACCCCAGGTAACAGGCGGGCTGAAGGCGGTGTACGAGAACGATATGGACGCGCTGCTGGTGGCCAGCGCCAAGGTCGGTGACGGCATTGCCAAGGCCCTCAACCTGCAAGCCGTCGGCGAGCGCCTAGGCGACCAAATTACGGCCATTGGCGACGATTTTGCCAGCCTCTCGGAGCCCACGCAAACCGCTGTTGTGGCCCTGGGTGGGGTGGTGGCGGCCACGGGCCCCGTGCTGCTGGGCCTAGGCACCCTGGGTGTAGCGCTGCCCAACATCAAAGCCGGGTATGTGGCGGCCCAGTCGGGCGCCCGCTTGCTCAGCACAAGTTTGGTGGCCTTACTTAACCCGACCACGCTCGTCGTAGCCGGCGTCGTCGCGCTGGCGGCTGGCGCCTACTACCTAGCCACGGCCAACGAGCGGGTGCTGGATTCCTACCGCGAGCAGGCCGCTGCCACGCGCAAGCTCACGACCGACGTGGCGCCACTGCTCGACCGCTATGACGAGCTGCGAGCTAAGACCAGCCTCAATGCAGCTGAACAGGCCGAGCTCAAAGCCATTGTCGAAAAGGTGACCGCTGTGATGCCCGCCGCTGGCCAGGGCATCGATGGCTACGGCAACTACATCGGACTAGCCACCGAGAAGGCGCGCGAATTCATCAAGGGGAACCAGGGCCTGGAGAAAGCCATTGCGTTGCAAAGCCTACCGGCGCAGCGACAGAAGCTGCTCGACCTGAGCGACGCCTACGACCGGCTGCTCGACGAACGCGACCAACTCAACCGCGGGGCCTTCAATGGGGTGAAGGTCGAAGACCTAGGCACGCGCTTTCTAGTTGACTTCCAAAAGGAACTGGGTAACACGGCTACGGAACTGGAAAAGCAGCGGCGCTTAGTTGCCGAATTGGGCAGTGCGGCCGGCGTCACGGCGCAGCAGTACGACGCGCTCGGGGCGACCTTCCCCACGCTAGCCGCCAATCTGGCCAAGCTGGGCACAGCCTTTCCAATTCCAAACTTTGCCGGTAATGCCGATGCTATTACGACGCAGGTTGGCCTCTTAAAAAAGCTGCATGACCAACTCAAGCAGTTGAAAGAAGACCAGCAGAATGCGGGGACTGAGCTGGCGGCCTTGTCGTTTAATCCTCAGATTAAGGGCTTACAGGAGTACATCTCGCGGCTAGAGGGAGCAGACAAAACGAGTAAGAAAGCCACGGATGCCATTAAAAAGCTGCGCGAAGAGTTGGCGCGGCTCACGGTGCTGGATAACGTGCTAGGCGATGCGCCCACTCAGCTTGAAGTATTGGAGCGCCGTTCCGATACGCTGCTTAAGGGCTTGAAGACGCTGGTGGATGCTGGTGTCAATCCCAACTCGCGTGCCTTCCGCAGCTTCGCCCTAGAGGCGGCCAACCTAGGTCAGCAAATCGACCAGCTCAAGGCTATCGGCGGCACGCTCGACCTCAAGCCGGTGGCCGTGAAGTCGCTCATTCCCCAGACGATTGGCGACACGCTGCCCCAGGACGTGGCCCGACTGCTGGGTGATTATGCCAAGCAAACCAAGCCGTTCGAATTACCGATAGCGGTGAAGCTCAATATGCAGGCTATACTCGATGCGCCGAAGCCCTTTCAAGTAATTAACAGTGAGCTTACAAACCTCGGCAACTCGATTCACAAAGTAGGCGACGTATCAACGCTTTTTGGTGGCCAACTAGGCGCAGCCTTTGCCGGTTTTGACGTTGCCGGGCAAAAAGCCAATGCCACCAGAGAGGCACTTTTAGACCTAATAGATAGAGGGTTCGGCCCATTCGAGCCCACCGTTCAAGCGCTTTCGTCTCAGCTTCGCCAGTACGCTACCGAATCAGAAAACGTGCGCCTACTCACGACGGGGCTGCAAGATGGCTTTGTAGCGCTCGGGTCGAGCATAGGGTCCGCCCTAGGGCAAGGCAGTAATATCCTGAATGCGGGCCTGGCAGCGCTAATCGATGTGCTAGCGGACTATGCCAGTAAGAAGGGCAAGCTCTTAATTGCCGACGGCATAGCGGACTTGCTTATTCCGGGTGCACAGGCGGTCGGCGCTTTGAAGATTGCAGCTGGTACTGGTTTGATAGTAGCGGCGGGCGTGGCTAGTGCTGGAGCGGCTTCGCTACGCAGCAGCGCATCCCCTGGCGGCGCGAGCAAGCCTACCAGCAGCCCCGCTAGTGCCCCTAAGAGCTACAACCCCACTACAGCGCCCGCTGCTGCCACTGGCCCGGCCGCCGTCTACACTCACAAGGTTGAGATTACTGCTAGTGGG